CAAACTGCTTCAACGGCATCAAGCATTGCAAATACGGCATACAATGAGGCCAAAGAGGCCAAGTCAAAGGCCACAACAGCGCAAAGCACCGCTGATACAGCCAAGGCGACGGCTGATGCCGCAAAGAAGGTAACCGATACCAAAGGTTTACCTGGTGGGTTAGCAACTCTTGATTCAACCGGCAAAGTTCCGGCATCACAACTTCCTGGATACGTTGATGATGTTGTGGAGTTCAATGCCTTTGTGGAGGATGTGACCCCTCAGATAGCTTCTATCGCCAAGAGCTCCACCGACGCAGGGTGCATGGTGGTGTATAATGCAGCCACCAATCGTTTTGTTTTAGCGGTTTCAAACCGCAATGTTGCAGTCGATGCCGATTGGGGTGCAGTTCTCAGACCTCAGAGGGTGGCGTCAACTCCTTCTACTGCTATTGTCGGAGGAGATTTGACGAAGGTTCAGGTTACCGACTACTGGAATATAAAAGATACCGGGATTACTCTCATATCCTCGGCATTTATTTATTACAACAACTGGCTCGATGCTGATTCATTTGGAAAATACACAACAGATGGTCGAGTGCCTGAAGCCGGCAAAATCTATACGTGTACTTCCGAAAACAAGACATTCCGTTGGAGTGGTACGGAGTTAATTGCCATAGGCTCCGACCTTGCTCTCGGCCATGTCGCCGGGTCTGCTTTCCCCGGCAATGAGGGTGCGCAGTTGAAAGAGCAGCAGGAGATGGCGAGTCGCCAAATCTATGACAACGCCCACCGTATTAACACAATCGGTATTCTTCCCGCAGACGGATATTGGGATGGAACCGACAAAGAGCCGACAAGTGGTGTTTGGCTCTGTCCTAATGGCGACGATGGGGTGTATTTCCGAAGTTTCGGAAATACTGACTTTTACGGAATTGCAGAAGAACTCTACAATTCGAATATTTACTACAACCCCGGCTGGCTCTATCGTTTGCCCGATGGTATATATCGTATCAACAATGACAAACTGGAGTCAATTTCCGGCTCGGCTGTTGGTAACACATACAATGCAACCGTAGAAATACCACTGCCAAGTGGAGAGTATTACTCGGATATCAACGCTGAAACGCAGACCCATAACGTCCTTCAGGCTATTCTCAAAGAGGGAGTGGCCTCGCTCGGCTTGCAGATAACTTTCGCCATAGGTTCTGCTTCATGGAAAACTTATCAGTATGTCGGCCCGAATGTAACTGAGCCGCAGTTCCTAAGCCCCCAAAATTGGGTTGACCTTGCAGGTATGTCGGCCGGAGCAGAAGCGATTATCAACGTGGATGCCCTTTGCCCTCGATCCGTGGCCGGGTTTTATACCAAAGACACGGCTATTGACGCGATTCTCTCTGAGCAATCCAAATCAGGCATAACCTATGCAAAGGGAGGCCTCGTTATCACTTTCCGAGTTGAGGAATATAAGTGGGAGGCGTATCAGTTCACGGGCCAGCCTACGGACTTCGCAAGCAAAGACTTGTGGAAAGAGTTTGGCGGAGGTGGCTCTGTAAAAACCTCCGACAAGCCCGAAAAGGACGGAAAAGAGGCTCTCTCCACTGGCGGTGCATACGAAATACAGCAAGACAGTTTCGACCATCTCGAAAGCGATCAGGACGCGGAAAACCATATCATCAAAGCGGTAAGCAAACGTGGCAATGAAATGGGCGAATCTATCAAAATACCCAAAAGTACAGGGTCAGGAACTGCGTCAGGGTCATCGCTGAATATATATCTTGAAAACCCTGCAATATATGCCGCGTTTGGATCTGACATCATTGCTCGCGCCGCCATTAAATCCGTTACGTTTGATGGCAACGATGAAGTGCTTGGTGTCATTAGACGCTTGGAAATCATAGACGCGACCTCCGGACTTTCGTTGTGGAGTGAAAATGTCAATCAGAATTCCTCGACCTCTGCGACTAATTACACGTTCCAATTCGATTTTACCCCCTACTTCGCTGAGGCTGCCGCCAAAGATTTCACGATAGTGGCATCAGATGCCGAAGGCAATATCAAGCGCCGTACTATCACAGTGACGGCCGTCGATGTTACCTGCACCTCTGTTCAAACCCTCAACTATACCTCAAGTTCCGCTCTCGAAGTCGGCGGTTCGACCAAGAACCTGCTGATGTATAAGTTCGCCAACAACGTATCAAAGCAGGGTGTCAAGGTATTTACCGAAATGTTCTATAACGGTGAATGGAGAAGCCTCGGAGTGGCGACAATCACTGACAGTTACTCACACTCTATCTCCATCGACCCGTGCAATGTGTTCGGAGGAGGAGAACGTTTGGAACATGGCTCATATCCTGTTCGCGTATATGGCGAAGATGTTGCTTCCGGCGTTACTGGTAACACAATCTATTCCTCAATCATGTGCGTTGACTCCGCATCAAAGGAGCCAATCGTATCGTTACGCTTCAACGATGCCAACAATGGCGTTGTGCGACTGTATGACAATCTCGAGGTGGAGGTAGCAGCATACACGCCAGGCAAGAACTCCACGACTGCCGAAGTCTATGTCGATGGCAAGGAGATAACATCAGTTGACTGCCAAATCTCGCAGACATATCCCGTCCGCAAACAGATTCAGGGCTATGCAACCGACGGTAGCGCTACCATTGAGGTGTATGCCAAGAATGGCAACAGCCAAACTAATCCCATATCCGTAAGGGTTGTAGGATCTGCAATCAACGCCATCATCAAAGAGGGCGCATTGTTTGGTTTTGACTTCTCTACACGAAGCAACTCAGAGCCGGACCACACCATTAGCAATAACGGCTACACAATGTCGGTCATCGGCTCAAATTGGTCGTCCAATGGCTTCGCCACGTACCTTGGTGAAAACTGCCTCCGTATCGCCGAAAATGTGAAGGCCCGGATAGAAAAGTACCAACCTTTTGGGTCTGCCGCTACCGAGCGTACCAATGGTATGGCTTTCCAGTTCGCTTTCGCCACAAACAACATCAAGGACGATACTGCAAAACTGATGGAGTGCTACGACCCCGATTCCGGCGTGGGCTTCTATGTGACCGGCAACGAGATTGTATTGCACTGCAAGACTGGTACGCCGAACAAAATCACTCGCTCTTTCAAGTGCGGAGAAAAGCATACCGTCGGAATTGTCGTTGAGCCCTCTACAATCACAGTTCGCCGTGGCACCACCGAATATGCTACAGTGAAACTCTACGTCGATGGTGAGGAAATCGGCGCGATTGGCTATGTTGCCAACTCTGGTGCAATTCTCAATACTAAGAACATTTCTTTTGATGGAACAGACGGCGATTTCTATCTATACTACACACTCGCCTATGACAGTTACTATGAGTGGGCGCAGGCTTTCCAGAACTATCTCTGCAAACTGACCGATACCGAAGCGATGATTGCTGAGTACGACAAGGAGAACGTACTCGACAATCAGAACCGACCCTCTATGAGCTTGCTCAAAGAGAAAGGTATTCCATATTATGTGGTTGTTGCTCCGCAAGCCACATTCGACAGCTTCGACGGCGACATCGACACCAAGCAGAACTTCAAGTGCACGCTGTTCTATTTCCACCCGACAATGCCGTGGCGCTCTTTCAAGGCAGAGAATGTCCGCTGGCGCCGTCAGGGTACGACCTCTGCCAAGCGTCCTATCAAGAATGACCGCTTCTATCTCCAGAAAGAGAAAAACTGGAAAATCACGGCACTCAATCCCGAATACACCAATGCTGACGCACTCAAAACCTACGAACTGTTCAACATTGGCTATGTGCGCGTGATTGAGCACTCCATTCCAGTTGCTATTCTCACTGTTAAGGTCGACTACTCGGACTCATCAATGGCGAACGACTGTGGTGTCTGCGATATGATGAACGCCACATTCCGTGCCCTCGGCTCGAACTTCCTTACTCCGGCCCAGCGCGCATTTGATGGCACATGGGAGAAGAAAGGTGTCACTGTAACCGGGCTTGAAATGAACCACTCCACGGCAAACCACCCCGTGGCTGCTTTCCGAGCCACATCAGACTCACTCGCTGATGCTTGGTTCCACGCCCGTGGCAACTGGAAAGAGGACAAAGGCGAGCAGGTCGCACTCGGTTTCAAAGACACTCCTGGTTACAACAAGGGGTGTATGAACTACGGCGATTTCATTGAGTTCTTCGGCAAGCCCCAATATGACAATGCAGGCAAATACACCGGGCAGGAAACTCTTGATGAAATCATGGCCCGTTTCAAGACTACCGAAGGACTTGACACAAGCAAGCCCTATATCCTCTCGCAATATTGCGGCCGCGACTATCGTATCATGCGGTTCAGTGGCGGCGAGTGGGCCCGCTCGACTGGCTCCATGAAGCAGATCAACGGCAAGTGGGTTATAACCGGCGATGTCCTCAATCCCGTCAGCGGCTACGAATTGATAACCTACGACGCCATGGACTGGTTTATGGGCGTCGGCTCAATAGATGATATGATGGCCCCGGTCAAGACTCAATCATCGTGGGTTTCCAAACTCAACCTCGGCCAAGAAACATATCCGGCATGGACCCAGTATTTCGAGTGCATGGTGGACGACGACCAACTTCAGGAAGACCTCGCTATGGGCCGCAAAGTTCCTTACGAACTGTTCAATGTCCTCAAATTCTGCGATTCCTGCGACTACTCCAAGAAAGAGTTGTCAGCGACATGGAAGAAACTGTGGCGCGATAATGCGTGGAAGTACATGAGTATAGCCTCCCTTCTCGCTTACTACACGTTTACAGACTACCTTGCCGCCGTCGATCAGCAGGCAAAGAATATGCAGCCGATGTTCTTCCTTGAAGATGGTTGCTGGGTTGAGAATGGCGAATACCACTCGCCGTCCTCGATGGAGCCGTTGCGTATGTACTTCAACAAGGTTTATGACTGCGACACCTGCAATGGTAAGGATAATGACGGTGGTAATACCATACCTGCCGAACTTGACCCTGCCGAAGATGACAAGTGCTATGCCGGCCGTGGCTCAATCCTTTGGAACAATCTCCGTCGCTGCGACAATCAGGAAATGGTTGCCGATGCCGGAGGTGGCACACTCACGCTTCCGGGTGTTGTCGGTATGATGCGTACACTCCCCGAAGTTGACGGTATCGGTGCAGGTCCGTTCTCGCCCAAGGGTGCTATGTACTACTTCGTGCAGAAGCGCATTGAAATGTGGCCGAAGGTGGTATGTACCTACGACTGTGAGCGCAAGTACATCAAGTATTCGGAGATTTACACCGATATCTATTACTATGCCCTCCACGGTTCGGGCCGTCAGGCTCTGCCTCGCTTCATTGAGCAGCGTTGGCGTATACGCGACGGCTACTATCAGACCGGCGACTTCAAAGACGCAAGCCACGTCCTCGGCGGCCGTATCGGTGCCAAGACTGGAGCAGTTATCCGCTTCCGTGCGGGTAAGTCCGGCTACTACGGTATCGGCAATGACGGTGGCAATGTGACGCAGGGTATGTACCTCAAGGCCGGAGAGCAGGGCGTGTTTACCGACTTCCAGCATGGCGATAACATCTTGCTTTACATCTATCAGGCCGACCAGATGAGTGAGATTGATCTCTCGCAAATTTCCATTGACCCGAACTTCCAGTTCTCGCAGATGAAACTCGCCGAGAAGATTGTGATAGGCTCTGATATTCACAAGCAGGCGTGGAGGCTGTCGCCGGGTAACACTGGATTCCTGACAAATATGAACCTTGGCGATCTGCCGTTCCTCAAACACCTTGACGTGCGAACCACCGAGGTAACGACTATCAATGCCGCCAAGTGCCCTCGACTGGAAACCGTCTATGCGAAAGGCTCGGACCTGTCAACAATCACGTTGGCAGAAACATCGCCTATCTCCACACTTCAGTTGCCGGCCACAATGACTGACCTTTCGTTTGTCAACCTCCCGAATCTTTCATATCCCGGTGGTCTAACAATCGAAGGTATGAGCAGTGTGATACGCCTTATGCTTGCAGGCTGTCCGAACATCGATCCGATGACACTCATCAACGGAATTGTGTCAGCGTCCAATATCCGCTATATTCGTTTGCCGGACGTCAACATCACAGCTCCATCTTCTATCCTTTCGGCCCTGAAGAACAGCGGCGCCATCGGCCTTGACCCATCAGGCCAGGCTTACGAAGAAAGCGGACAATGCTCCGGCATTACCGGGCGTTGGATTATGTCTGACCTCATCGAAGATTCTGCGCTCGCCAACTTCGGCAAGTATTTCCCGCAGTTGACACTCCATAACTCCCAGTTCTCTATGGTAGTCTATGACGATACCGTAGATGACTGCGAGAATATTTCCAACCTTGACAATAACACCGGCTATCGCTTCAACAACGACTTCGTGCCGAGCGGTCATTTCAAGCGTCTGGAAGAGTTGAGCCACGGTGTCAGAGGTTCGTTCAGCACGGCCGACAATGCTATGCACTGCAAGCGCCTGAGCGATGATGATTACAACTTCATGGAGGACGGAGCGTCTGTTGACCTGACCGACAGCAGTGGTATGGGCTACGACTTCTTCAAGCACGTTCCTAATCACTGGTACAAAGGAGTCAACGACTTCAAGAATCAGCAGAAGTATGGCATACGTTCCACCTGCACTGATGAACCTATATCAACGGCAAGCAAAACCAACCGCTCCAAACTCTCCGACTTGCTTGTTGAGTCCAATGCAGCCCTTGTAGTGACAGGGATGGCTGTTGGTGGAGTGCCCACGCATACTCTTAATGCCGCCTGCGACGTGTACGAAATCAACGTAGAGGGTATGAAGCAGGTTCGCTGGCCTGGCGTAAACTCCACCGACCTCGGCTGTGTGTTCCTCGATGCCGACGGAAAGATTATGTCAATCTTCAAAATGGCTGTCAGCAATGCGCAGTTTGACTTCGTGGCCGGAGAGGATTACATCTTCTGCGATGTTCCTGCCGGTGCCGTGAAGTTCCGCTTTACATCGCAGATGGGTTGCGGAGACCAGGAAGCTATCACTGTTGACAGTGCTTCCGTCGAAGCCATTGAGCCGGACTGGGTATTCCGCAAGGAGTTCCTTATGGGTATCTATGGTGTCGGAATAGACGCTTTGGGTCGCGCTCGTTCGGTATCCGGCACAAAGGCGGCGGTCGGCGACGGCACAGCTTCAACTTCCCCCGACTGGACCTATGACAAGAACGGCCGTGTTACCAACATCACTCCGCCAACTGGTCTGCACCGCACTCGCCAGGACTTCATCAACCTCTGCGAAATGCGAGGTGAGGGCTTCCACGCTATCTCTTATGAGCAGTCAAAAGACCTCGCCAACATCATAATGGAGTTGACTGGCACACGCGACATTCAGGCTATCTGCGGCCGTGGCTGTAGCGCAGGCTATACTTGCGGTAGTCAGACCTTGAACGGCAAGAACATCAATGCTTGGGGCAACCGAACAGTAACCGGCGTAACCTCTAATGTCGGTAACCTTATGTTCGGTATTCAGAACTTCGTGGCTTGTAACTACGAATGGATGGCCCACGTTGCGATGAATGTATCATCGTTCAAGGACTGGAAATCAAAAAAGTGCCCGACCGAAGACGCCTCCTATCCGCTTGATACCCGCTTCCGCATTTATGATGTGGTAACTGACACCGAGCGCTCCGTACAAGCCACACCGCAGGGCTCAGGCTATTGTATCAGTCGTGTTCGCCACGGCCGATATATGGACGTTGTGCCCGGCAAGACTTCCAATGATAACTCAGCATGGAACAAGAATTACTCCGACAAATGGGAGTATTCTAATAGTAGGTGCCGTGTTGTCGGTCGTGCGAACAGCTACGCGGGTGCGTATGGCGGTCTCGTTTATGCGAGCGCGAGCTACGTTTCTTCGAGCTCGTACACGGTCAGCGGCTCTCGGCTCGCCTTCAGTGGCAAAATCATCTTTGATGACGATGAGGAACAGCAAGTTGCGTGAAGAAAAAGGTATTATCCCCCGGCTGACGCAAGGAAGCCGGGGTGACTGCCAAATCCAGAGATAATTAACCAAAATGTTTAACGAAATACGTCCCGCGAAAGCGAGGACGAAAAGGTAGAGTATCCCACGGTGCCGTGTTGTCGGTCGTGCGAACAACAACGCGAATGCGAATGGCGGTCTCGTTTATGCGAACGCGAACAACGTTTCTTCGAACTCGAACACGAACAACGGCTCTCGGCTCACATTAAGACGCAATGAATGTCCCCTTTGGAACAATATAATCGCAAGACCCTGGAGGCTCACGGGCTGAGCCAACCATCTCTGCGAGGGATACGAGCCTCTGCAACCCTCTCCGCAAGGAAGAAAGCAGGAACATCACTGAAGCGCCTGAAGGCTTATGACAAAGATTGAAGACATACCATTTATGAATGTGGCGTTACCCCGTGCCAATGGTGCGGTGCAGTTCCCCATTCCCGACCTCATGTCCGAAATCGCCACGATGGAGAACATAGAGGAGGCCTTTGACTATGTCGTAGGACATCTTGAGTGCGCTGAACAAAGGGATAATATCCGGCCCAAGAAAGCCGCGTACTGCAAGCGACTTTACAAGTTGCTTAAAAGTGGACAATTTAGAATTACAGAAGCCGACTTCCGTGAGTTGGTAGTCAAGGACGGTTTCAAGGTAAGAGTTGTGCAATGTCCTCGTGTATTCCACCGTGTCGGTTGCCATGCAATAATGGTTCCGTTCGAGAAGTACACATATCCGACACTCATCACAAATACCGCAGCCTCCATCAAAGGCCGAGGTATGCACTGGCTCCACCAGATTGTTGAAGAAGATATTCTCGCAGACCCGGAGAATATGAAGATGTACTATCAGTGCGACATCTTCCATTATTACGACAGTATAAACCAGGGACTGATGATGGCGCAGACACGCCAATACACTTCTGATCCGGTTCTGTTGCCGATGATGTACAACTTCATTACTCTGCTCAAGCAAGGGCTATCAAAGGGGCTGCGTTCATCGCAATGCCTCGCCAACCACCACCTCAGCGACATCGATCATAAGATGTGTCAGCAGGTGAAATATCATCAGATTGAAGACCCAGATAACGGTATCGGAACCGGTGTTGTTGTCTGTGGTATCGGAGAACGAAGAATCAACGGCAAGAAGATTCGCTATCACTACTACCGATATTGCGATGACATAGTGATATGCGCTGCTTCTGCCAAAGAGTTGTGGTTGCTGCGTGATTATCTCGTTTCACTTCTTGACGAACTCGGATTGAGCATAAAGCCAACTGAGGCTGTCAGACCAATGTTGTGCGGACTTGACTACCTTGGATACAACACATTCTTGACAGAAAGCACTGAAGATGATGGCGAAATAACATACGATACCTACTCGCGTATTCGCAAACGCTCAAAGCAGAAATTCTGCCGACGTATCGCCAAAGTGCAATCAAGAAAACGAAGGCAGAAATTGATAGGTTCGTTCTTCGGGATGGCCGCTCATGCTGATTGTCGGCATCTGCTGAAGAAAATAATCACACCAAACGAATTCAGAAAACTTAAACATAAGAGGAAAATGGAAGACATTGGAAATTTCGACCTCCCCCCGGTTAACCTTAACGGAAAGAAGAATTTCCGTGGGGTAAAAAAGTATCCTCGTGATTTCGACCGCCAGGGCGTAATCATTGTGGATTACGAATATCTACCACCCAAACGTGAAGTAGAAAAGTACGAAGCGCTCGTAAAGGCTGCGGAAATACGTGGTGAAAGGACCGATCGTATTCCGTTGCCGAAGGAAAAATATCTCGTGCAAATTATCCATAATAAGCTACTCTGCAAAATGTGGACTGGGGATAAAGAGTTTGGAACACGATTGGAGCAGATGGAAGAAATCGGGCAAATGCCGTTCTTCGCGGCGATCGAAATGAACTACGACTCCCAATATCCCGTACCGAGATTAGTTTCTGCACAGAAATATGGGTTTGTACGACCCAGTGACGAAGAACTGGCCGCATTAGAAAAGGATCTCGGTGTCAAACTCCTAAAGCCCAAACAATAATGGAAAAAGTATATGGTTCTCCCAAACGGCAGGACGGATTGTTCCGTGTCGGCCGTAACAAATACGAGGTCATCTATGGCTTCGGCAATGACAGCGACAACCCGGAGCAGGGGTGGAACTGGCGAAAGCGTTTTGACCATCGTCCAAGCCTCGATGAAATAAAGGCTATTATCATTCAGGTAATAGAAGCAGAGAGTGCGCATAAACTACGCTATGGCCTTGAATGGAATGGTCTGCCGGTCGAATATACCGAAGAACGCAAGAGCGACCTCACGGGTATGCTCGTGGCTATGCAGGCCGGAATTATGCAACTCCCGGTAACGCTCAATCTCGGTGAATATCCTGATGGTAGCCCGGTATTCTATGAGTTTACAAAGGCTGAGGAAATTATGGGCGTGGCAGCCGCCATCAGCAATCATAAAATTGCCGTCTGCAACGAAGAATGGCAAGAGAAATCCTCGGTGGACTGGTCCGCCTACGAAACCGAGCAGTAAACATCAATACTTTAACCCCAATCATTATGACAAAGATTTGTAATGACAAGACTGGAAGCGACAAGAAGCTCCACGTCTTCTGTGAGTTCGTTATCGCGGCCATCATCGGCTCGCTTGTATCATTTATCCATTTCCCCTCTGCGTGGATTGCGGCTGCCATCGCCTTTGTCGTGGCTTTCGCTTTCGGCATCTGGAAAGAAGTCAAGGACGCAAAGAAGCAGGGCAACCACTTCTGCGTTTGGGATCTCGCCTGGGATTTGGTCGGCTGCCTCGCCGGTGCAGTAGTAGCGTTCCTCGCCAACTACTACACATGGCACGATATAGCCGGTAATCTTATCTAATCATTTCCAACCACGGCAGGGCGTTGGAGTTTTCTTCCGGCGCTCTGCCCTTAATCAACCATCTATGACTGAAATTATACTTGTATCAATTTCGTGCCTGATTATGGCATTGTACCTACTCTTTACTTGTTTATCATTCGGAGTGCCAAATTCAATAAGCGAAACCTACTACCGCACATTTGGGAGCAAATGGGTATTCTCCGGAGTGCTCTTTGCGGCCGCTTCTTTCGCTGTCGCTCCGCTCCTGAACCACACGTCGGAGAGTTATCAGTTTCTCGCGTTCTTTATCGTAGCCGGCATATTCTTTGTGGCTGCAAGTCCGGCGTTCAGAGATGAATTTGAGGGTAAAGTTCATACTGGAGCGGCCTTAATCCTATGCTTTGCCACCATCGCTTGGCTGATATTGACGGCGGGAGTTCCGTATATCGCCATCGCCGGTGTTTTGGTCGGGATTATTCGGCGAAGAGAATTCATATTTTGGCTTGAGCTTGGATTGCTCGCCAATCTCTATAAAGAAATATTTGTACTACTTTTCTAAGTAAGGTGGAAGCGCGAGAGCGTGTGAAGCCTTTTCAATGTTCGGGAGTGTCAGCAATGGCACTCCTTTTTCTCGTTGAAAATCTTGCAGATATGATAAAATAAACCTCTCTAACATTTGCAGATATGATTATTTTTGATTAACTTTGCATACACCAATAAGATAAAAAGTAATCATAAATGAGCGCAATATACATACTCGAAGGTTTACTAATCTACCTATATGGGTTCGACCATAATCCTCCGCATATCCATGTCCGCAGAGGTGGTGAGGAATTCACCATCACAATCAAGGATAGGATTGTAGAGGGTCGAGCCAAAGCAAAGTCCATCGCTATGGTGAACGAGTTCCTTGATCAGCACGAAAGCGAGGTTATGGAACTTTGGGAGAAAGCCCAGCGTGGCGAAAAAATCACGAAAATCAACCGCTAAAAATTACTCAATATGTATCTCAAAGTAACAGATGTTGAATACAACGGAGATTACTCTCTGATTTGTACATTCAATGACGGCGCGGTCAAGAAAGTCGATATGACTCCAGTGCTTGATGCACCGGCATTTCAGGAATTGAAAGACTTGAACCTTTTCAAACAGTTCGGCCTTGATGAAACAATCTTTTGGGGCAACGGAGCAGACATTGCTCCCGAATGGCTCTACCAAAATGGCGTGCCGGTTGTTTAATTGTTATACAACTAAAAGCATAAAATTATGTGCAACGGAATATCAAAGGAAAGCCTGGCAAAAGGCATACATCGCGTATCATCGGGACGTTCTAATGTTTCGGTAAGCAATCGTGTGGCTACGGGTAAATGTTTTACTGCGTTTGGCGTTAAAACCATTACCGTTGCTCACGGAAGCGTTGCTGCTGCAGGCCGAACCGTGCTAAAAAATAGAAAGTAAGATGGCAACGCATAAGATGTACTCCAAGATCGTCGATGATGCAAACGACATCATTGGATTGGTCGCATATGCCCTCTATAAACAGCACAAAATTGAGTTTTTCAACAAGGTCAGAATAGAGAACGGCGGCGAGGAGCCTTCAGAAGAAGCTATCAAGGCATTCATTCAAAGTTCCTCAACAGATTCGCAAATCAAAAAATATCGTGCGGAAGCAGAAGGTATACTTTCTGACGTTGTAATCAATGTAACGCGCGAACAAATCAACCAAGCCGAGCGAGAAATGTTGGATTCCTACCAAGCAAAGATACGCGAGGCAGTTAAGGCAGAAACACCGGGCAAAGGCCTAACGATAACACTGAATGTAGTTGGCACTGCACTTTTCTCGGTTCTCATAACTTTGGTTTTCATCATAGGAAATTTCTCAGAACGCGGATCTAAATATTTTGCTGATAAAGTCGCCTCTGAAATGATGAATGACACAAAACAGTCAATGCCTACTGATTCCGTGCCGCCATCGGTTTCTGAAAAACAATAGCCACAATAACATGAAATGAATCATTCGCCCTGCCATCTGGTGGGGCTATTTTTTACCCCAAAAATGCAGGAAATAGCGGAAAGAGGTGCAGACCCACTTGCAGTAGCAGCCAAACATAATTAATACTACGATAAAATTGCGAATATGATTAAAATAATCGCTCTAAAATTTGCGTAAATGATTACTTATTAGTAACTTTGTGTATGCAAATAAGATGATTTAATCAAAAACGAACGCAAGATGAAAAAAGAATATACCCTCACAAAAGAATCTATCGAGTATTGGAAAGAAGATTTCCGATATATGGCCGGCGAAGGGTCGATAACGTTCAGAGAATATATTACAGGCTCAGCCGGAAGCGGCCCCGAACTTGACGCATCACTTGGAATGTGGGGCCCTGGCGATGAGGATTTTGTAAATCTCCCAGAAGATGAGAAAAAAGAGATTGCTCAGTATCGCTACTACGAAGTCTTTCCCTCGCAAATCGCTGCTTCAGTCGGTATCTCCAAAGATGAACTTCTCAATATGACCGCAGACGAGTTTGCGGCCCGCTTCTAAATAAATGTGGGTGAGGAAACTCGCCCACTCACAATGCAAATAAGATATTTAACCAATTATGACAGCCAAAACTGTATCTCGGATTTTAGCAATCCACCAGATGATGTATCCTGTACTTGGATTCATTTTATCCTCAATATGGACGGTAGCCCATTTGTGGAAAGGCACAATGAATATTCTCGGTGCAATCTTATCTGTAACATTTATTGTAGTGACGGCTTACCTCTCGGTTCTTTCCTACAAAGAAGTAAAAGCAGAATACAAAAAGTAACTCACAACTAAATATCAAACAAATGGAAGAGAACGTATCATTACAGATCTTCGGACGAGCAATTCCGTTCACCAAGGAAACTCAGAAGTCCACGGCCGCAGCACTTGTGGCAAAAGTAACCGATGGCGAAGCCGACCCCATCTCAATGTTCACCACCATCAAGGCAATGAATGACTGCCTTTCACAGTTCCTCAAGGATCAGGCAGTCGTGGAAGCCACAATCGGGGCGGTAGAAAAGTATGGCCGAACCGGCGCAACGTTCAACGGCGCGAATCTATGCATTGCCGAGGTGGGAGTGCGCTTCGATTTCAGTGCCTGTCAGGACTCAGTATGGGACGAACTTGCCAAAGAAAGGACAGAGCTTGAGGCCAAAATCAAGGAGCGCGAAAAGTTCCTGCGCGGAATTACAACCCCGCAGACAATCGTTAACGAAGAAACCGGCGAGGTCAAGAAAATATACGGTCCTGCAAAGACTTCATCAACCACAGTCAAAGTAACATTCTCAAAATAAATTCACCGGTTCAGGCGGCCCTACGGATATCTGCGGGGTCGCCTGACATTCCATTATGAAAAACAAGGAACCCAAACAAAGCATTAAGCTGAAGCCTCGCCCATTTGAGGTAAAGCCGTTCGGAGAGTTCTACATTCTACCATACAAAGCGAAGCCCGGAAGTATCGGGTACGACCTTGTTGCTCCAGTAGATTTCATTGTTCCAGCACACTCCCGATGCTGTATGCCGCTTAACATCGCCATCAATTTACCTCGCAACATTGAAGGAAAAATTGAGCCACGAAGCGGCTTCTCGATACGAGGAATGGAAGGCTACGGCAAGAAGAGGATTGCCACGAAATTGCTCGGCTTTATTCCGTGGCACAAAGAAATTTCAGGAAAGCAGAATTTCGACGCAGATGTCTTAGTCGGCAAAATCAATCCCGGCTATACAGACAACATCAATGTTATTATCAAGAACAACGATGAGCAGTTCCTCATTCGTCGAGGAACACGTATTGCTCAGATTTCCTTCTACAAGGTCATTTCCCCAGAGTTCGTGATTGTCGATAAACTTTCATGCGCAAGCCGCGGCGGAGGGCTCGGAAGCAGTGGCACAGTAATACCTCCTGACCGACAGCCCGAATTTATCAGGTACTGCGAAGAAAGTCGTAAAGCAAAAATAGAGGGGCGAATCATGCCGCCTTTCGGTGAGTGGCTTGCAATGCGTGGTATGAACAAGAAGGATATTCCGTTCAGCGAATATTATGCTACCCGCTCTCCCGAAGAAAGAGCCGAAATAGACGCGTCGCCCCTCGGCAAGGTATTCAACGAAAAAGCCCAACAAGATGATAATACTGGTAGCAACTGATCAGGAGTTTGAACTTGCCAAAAAGTACCTCGGCGAGTATAAAATCGTTCAAACGGGAGTAGGTGCTTCTAACGTGATAAAGAAGTGCTCTGAACTCCTGATTTCATTCGTTCGGAAAAAGCACTATGAGCCAATAATCAACATCGGCTTCAGTGGAAGCAACACACTCCCCAAAGGTACTGTTACAAAAGTGCGCCGTTCATATCGCTTCATCGATCATACTGTCGGATTCAAGGATTACCGTAATGGTTGCCCGTTAGGAAACAAAGGATACGATTGCTATACCAGCAACGACTTTGTTACCGAAGACGAGCGCGATGAGCCGGTGCTATACGACATGGAACTCAACTACATCGTCGCATTTCCTTTCAATGTGCTCGGTGCTATCAAGATTGTAAGTGATAATCTTGATGTCGATGAGTATGCGGAAAGCATACATACGTCAACTGATGAAATATGGACGCAGGTCCGTTCATTGGTTGATGGGATTATGCAAAGACCCTAAAGGCCTACCACGCCAATATCCCCGATAGGAGTGTCTGCTCCCTGCGCCCGGCAAACTGCATAAACGCTTGCACTTTGTCGGGCGCTTTTTGTTAAGTCCACATTATTATATGTGCCTAACTTTGAACACAAATAATAAAAACAATCACAAAATCACATGGCAAAATATCTTTTTACCTCCGAATCAGTTTCGGAAGGGCACCCCGATAAAGTGGCAGACCAGATTTCTGACGCTATCGTGGATGCCTATCTTGCCCAGGACGAACACGCCAAAGTCGCGTGTGAAACCCTCGTCACCACCGGGCAGGTCATTATTGCCGGCGAATTCCGTTCGACAGCTCATGTCGATGTTCAGGATATCGCCCGACGCGTCATTAACGGCATCGGCTACAACAAGAGTGACTACAAATTTGACGCCGAATCTTGTGGCATACTCAATGCAATGCACGGCCAAAGCCCTGACATCAATCGTGGCGTAGTCAGGAAAACCGAAGAAGCGCAGGGAGCCGGCGATCAGGGTATGATGTTCGGATTTGCCTGCGATGAAACCGAAACGTATATGCCCGTTTCACTGTATCTCAGCCACAAACTTCTTCAGGAGCTTTCAAAGATCCGCCGAGAAGGAAAGGTTATGACTTATCTGCGCCCCGACTCGAAGAGTCAGGTAACAGTTGAATACGATGATGAAACCAATCGCCCGGTCCGCATTGACACCATCGTAATCTCGACACAGCACGACGACTTTATCAAGCCGGAACACGGGCTTACTCAGGACAACGCAGACACACTCATGCTTCACCGCATCAAAAAGGACATCGAAGAAATTCTTCTGCCTCGCGTAAAAGAGCATCTGCTTCCCGAAATCGCCGCACTGTTCGACAATGACCTCATTCTGCATGTCAATCCCACCGGCAAGTTCGTTATCGGCGGCCCCCATGGAGACACCGGCTTGACCGGCCGCAAAATCATTGTCGATACCTACGGCGGCCATGGGGCGCACGGTGGTGGTGCCTTCTCCGGCAAAGACCCCAGCAAGGTTGACCGTTCGGCTGCTTATGCGGCACGCCACATCGCAAAGAACCTCGTGGCCGCAGGTGTTGCCGATCAGGTTCTGGTCCAGGTGGCTTACGCTATCGGCGTCGCGAAACCTGTCAGCGTATATGTTTCCACCGTCAACAGCCATGTGGCAATCTCTGACGCTGAAATAGCCGAAATCATCTCCAACGAAATCGACTTGACTCCGGCCGGTATCATCAATCGCCTCAAACTTCGCAATCCCATCTACCAAGCAACTGCTTCTTTCGGTCATTTCGGGCGCATACCCAACCGCGAGAAGTTCGGCGACAAAGTTGTCGAGCAGTTCACGTGGGAGAAACTCGACCTCGTGGATAAATTCAAAGAAGTATTCAACCTGTAAGAACTCATCGTGTTATGAACGACATTTTCACTCTTGCCTTCTCCGGCTACGACATAGGCCACTTATACCGGCACCTCGCCGTATGCTTCGGCCTGTTCTTGCTGACAGCGGCTGCTTGCGGTGTCGATTTCATAAGCGGCACGTGGACTGCAAAGAAACTCCACGAACCACTTCGTTCGCACAAATTCCGCAAGACCGTTGAGAAAATAGCCTGGTACTGGCTTATACAGTTGCTCGGGTTTCTCTTTGGCATCATGGGTACTGTTTTCACTTGGTATGAATGGCCCTATGTGTCAATGGTAATAGCTGCCGCTATCGTTTCCATCGAGACGCGTAGCGTTATGGAACACTCGAAGCGTCGCAAATGCAAAACGGCCAAAATTCCTGAAACAATCCGCGATTTTGCTGAATGGATTGGCGATGCCGAATTAAAATCATCTATTCAAGAACTCGCCAGAAAAAGGGTGCTTGAGGCCATAGACCGCAAAGTGCTCCCATCTGACACTGAAATTATAGAATGAAATGATCAAAGTAGAAGTTTACGATGCGGGGCATGGAATCGACACACTTGGCAAATGCTCTCCTGACGGAAGTCTTCGAGAGTACAAAAAGGCCCGCGAGCTCGTCAAGGATATAGTCGCGCTGCGTCGGGCTCAGGGTGTCGATGCCCGAATACTCGTCCCCGAAGAAACCGACATTTCCCTTGCAGAGCGTTGTCGCAGAGTGAACGCCATTTGCGACAAATATGGCAAAGACAATGTAATCCTCATATCCGTCCACTGCAACGCTGCTGGTGCTGATGGAAAATGGAAGTCGGCCGGCGGTTGGTGCGTCTATACCTCACCGGGGCAGACCAAGGCCGATACACTTGCAACGGACATCTGGAACGCTGCAAATGTATCTCTCAAGCCTTACATTGACAGATTCCCGCTTCTGAAAGCGCAGGGGGCCTATGACAAACGGCAGGTTCCCATTCGTGCGGACTGGAGCGATGGCGACCCGGACTATGAGGCTCGATTCTATATCCTCATGCACACAAAGTGTGCCGCAGTGCTTACTGAGTCGCTGTTCCAAGACAACAAAGCCGATGTTGACTTTCTGCTCTCAAAGGAGGGCCACGCAGCCGTGGTTGATCTCCACGTGAAGGGAGTTGAAACTTATGTAAAACGCCTATCCAAATGAAAAAGGCTCTTATAATAACTTTGATTTTGTTGATTGTGTCCATTGTCGCCAATGTGCTGCTTTGGAAGCAATCGCAAGTCGAGGAACGGCGTGAAATCTTCGTCGATACAATCCCATATAGGAAACCAATCCCGGTGGATAGTTTCGTGATTAACTACGTAACCGAGAAATTGCCGGTGGCGAATACATCAGACGAAAGAGTTTCCACCGTGGATACGCTTTTGGCTACAACAGAGCCGGACTCAAAAGACAGTGTTGAGGTAACAATTCCCATAACTCAGAAAATATACGAAGACAGCACATATCGGGCCTACGTGAGCGGTTTCCACCCGGCCCTTGACAGTATCTTCATTTTCCAACGCAACGAAGTGGTGTATATTCGTTCGCCCACCACCAAAACCAAGCGTTGGGGGATCGGTATCCAATTAGGCGCAGGGTTGACACCACACCGCGTGGAACCCTATATTGGAATCGGCATATCCTACAACCTTTTTCAGTTCTGAGAATTACTAATGTGTGATTAGAGGCAATCTTTCGGGGTTGCCTTTTATATTATCATATTGATTATATTAGAGGGTAAAATTGCAGATTTGATTAAATTTATTGCTCTAAAATTTGCGTATATGATTATTTTTGTGTAATTTTGAGTATTCAAATAAGATGATAAACATCAAAAATCTAAGCAAGATGACAACAAGAGAAACCATAAAGAAAGCAATCGAAATCCTCAAGAGCGTAAAGAAGAAAAGCAATTTCGACCTGATGCTCGATTGGGAAGTGAACAACGGTTACGACCCCACCTTTGACAAGCAGATGAAAGGCTACTTCGCCACCATCCAGACCTTAACAAACGAGGAACTTCACAAAACGATGAGCGACGTATGGAACGCAACTCTCGAGTTCTACTACACCGAGCCGAAGAATGAGGAATGTGAGATTGAGCAGGCCCTCAGCGAACGCCAAAGAATCCAGCGATCAGTCACCGCAGAAGACAAGGCCAAGGGGGTTATCGGGGTGGAACTCGTAAGCACCAACAAAGGACAGAAAGTCCTCATCACCTACAAAGACGGCTCCAAGGGCCTCCGCAAACTCTACGAACAGCCCAAAAAAGAAGAGATGCTAAACTTCGATGCCTGCGAGAAAGAACTGATTGACCTCGCAGAACTCGGAAGCCATGACTTCCGCTCAGCACTCGCGGCCCTCGTAGCCAAGTATCACGCATAACATTAAAAAGAATAGATATGATAGTCAAACGAATTACCGTCGGGGCTGACAGCCGACAAGAAGCAAACGATGTGGCGGACCACCATAACGACATCGGCAGGGATCAGAAAGACCGCAAGGTTGTGTTCGTAGGAGAAGGCCAATATAAAGGCCCGAAGGAATGTGCACCGTTATTCTATGTAGCGGTTGCAGAAACCGAAGAAGCCATGAAAGAAATGGTCGAGGAATTCATACGTGAGGTGCCGACCTTACTTGTAGATGTCGGCCAGGCCCCCGAAAGAGGATAAGCCATGAACGAACTACTGACAATGGCTAAAAAGGCAAAGGAGAATGCCGAAGCCCTGAGAACAAGAAGCAAGGCTCTTCAAGAGCAAAGACTGATAAAAGAGCAGATGTGGGCCGAAGAAGCATACAAAACTTTTCAGACAACTCTCGCAAGCCTTGACGATATTGAAGCCTTTGAAATCGCACCATCGCATGGGATCGGTTCAGCACCATGTGTAGTGATTACAGACAAGGCTAACAGGAAATTTGAAATACACTACCACCCCTCATCATTGACAAACAGCGATTATCGAATATGCGCTCAATGGAAGAAAGAAACGTGGTATTCCCCAAGCGTCTTTATGAACAAATTTAAAGTCGCCGAGATATTAGGCCGGTGGTTGGCCGAAACCCAAACAATCACAGACTCACTTGAATGCAAATAAGATATACAGCAAATAAGATATTTAATCAAAATGGAAACAATACTTACCATCAAGAACTGCCATCGAGCAAAGACGGTTCGCCCGGTAAATAATCCGGAAGCACCTGAGCACGAATTCGGGTGGAGAAAAAAGCGATATGAGCAAGGAATGTTCAGTTGCCGATTCAACCACATCATCACAGCCCCCGACGGCTCGGAGATAGAGGTTAGCGACCTCAACCTCAAAGAATGGGTTGTAATCTCGTGGAAATACGAGGAAAATATGGAGCATTTGTGGAGCGCAGGAGTGAACGCGTTTTACAATACCAGCCACTCCCCGGAAGAAAGGGCAGCACAAGCTATCCGCGAATTTGAAAAAGAACTTCAGGACGACCTCGCTAATATTCCGGCCGACGAAAAGGATGCATACGCGAAACGCTACACAGAATGGGTATCGATTTTGTTCGCCAAACACTCACGCATTGCGAGTGCAATGATTGTGGGGCCGGCCAGATTTCCCACCCGACGCAATGAAAGTGCCAGCAATGCCTACGACCACGCACTCAAAGAGTTCGGAGCATGGAGAGAAAAAGCCCTGAAGAGAATCCAGCAAAAGATTGAAGATGCCAAACCTCAGGAGCAGAAAGATGATGAGGAATGGCAGGCTGTCCGCGCCCAGATAATGGACTCCGCCGGTTCTATCTTCGCCATCGATACGCAAAATGCCCCTTACTCCCGTCCACTTTTTGTTTCCAACCTATACGGACGCATGGAAACCCTCGCAAAAAGGGGCAAGGTCGAGTTGCTTAAAAAAGCCGCCGAACTCGTAAGAGAACTCAATGAGAAATTCAAGGCTAAAGGCGGTAAAGAAATCTTCACGAGCCGCCATAAGTTCTGGAAACTTGTTGAAGCGGCCGAGGCAGAAATGGCAAAGAAAGCCGAGAGAGCAGATCTCGAGGACATCGAAATCGAGTTTGAAGGAGGAACCATTATCCTTGCATTCTCCGAAGACCGGCTCCAAATACACCATGATACCAAACCGTCGCCCGATGTCATTCAGCTTCTGAAAACCGAAACGTGGCGATGGTCCCGTAATAACTGCTGTTGGCAACGTCAACTTACGCGAAACGCTTGCTATAGCGCCGCTCGCGTGGTAATAGGCGGCCCAAAGCGGACTTGTGAACTCGATGAAATCACCAACTACGCACAGAAGTTATGCCAAAACCTCCCCGCGTAAGAAAACTAACCCGTGAAGAAGGGGAGCGCGTGGATATTCACCGCTTCCCCAACTTCTCGGCTACAGGCAGCATCACAGGTATGCGCAACAAATATTACGGTCAAGATGCGCTACTCATTCGCTGCGGTTCCTATATCTATAATGTCAGTTCAGAACCCGAAATATACCATTCAGCAATATGAAATTTGTAATAGACCCATCAGAGCCATTCACCGGCGCAGTCATAACTCAGATGAGCGATGACCTGCACTGTGACTACTATGGCAAAACCATAGAGGAACTTCGGATTGAAAAGAACAACCCCAAACTAACTGCAATCTCCCCTGAAGAAGTAGCCAACCTTATAAAAGAACATCGTCGTAAACTCAATACCGCCCAATTTGTGGAAATAGACGAGGAACGATATTGGGATCTTTACGAATGTCTGCCTCCGGCTCGTGTCCTGCGGAACTGTTTCTTCGTTGGCGAGTGTTACCAGTATGACTTGTATCCATTTATCTTCAAAGTCGGGGGCAGATTCTTTGAAGGGAAAAGAGTCGTGAATACACCCAAAGAGGAACTGTACGCAGAAATACAAGAATTCTACGCCAACCTCACCAAATCATAAGCCAATGGTAACAAGTCTTGAAATCGAGTTTCACGAAAGTGAAATCCCTCCTCGATGTAGAAAGTCCCGAATGATCGGACACAAGGACACGGTTAATGTCAAAATCAATGAAGCATCAGAAGCAGACGCTCCGGTGGCATTTATTTTTCATTCCTATAATAAAAAGCCATTAAAAGTCCTTCTGTACAAAGGTTGTCTTTACAAGGAGGCCCGCATTTCATTTTACAACGGCAAAGAGTTGGAAGAATACTCCTTTGACGATATACCGTGGCCCTCAGTTCTCAGTAAATACACACCTCCCGGCGAATATACCACAAAAGCGGAGTACATCGCGTACCTCAAGGTAAAAAGCAGGGACTACCTGATCGTAAACAGAACGTTATATGTACGCTGTTACGAGCCTTACTATGAAATAACGACTTTCGGATGCTACGGCGACGGAACAGCCATCTTTCCTCAGTTCTCCTGCAAAAGTAGAAAAGTAGTCTATGGCTATAGTTCCCTCGACCAGGATACAGCCATATCCGATGCCATAAAGATAGCAAACGGCCGAGGCGATTCAAAATGCGTCGAGAGTATTAAGAATCTTTCTCAGGGGTACATTGAGGTGTTGCTCCCGGAGGTATGCAAAAGGAAATTCAAACCACAAATATAAATTATATGGGAGAAATAGCAGAAATGATGCTCGACGGAACATTAGATTCCGTTACGGGCGAGTACCTGGGAGAGCCTTGCGGCTACCCACGAAGCATAACTGATGGCACATTCCATCAGGATCGCAACAAACTCCAGCGAAAGGCAAGTCAGTCTATTCGTGACCTTTGCCGGAACTTACTCGGAGTAACAGACAAGAATATGATAGACCAACTAGTGCGGTCTTTCCTGAAAATCATCGGTCTTGCTCGAATTCCTAAGAAGCCGGCACAGTACGAAATGGTGTTTCTACACCACAAATCAGATTTCAAACAGTTCCTTTTGGACTTAAAAAAAGACCTTGAAAATGGGGATTAAACTTCATGTAGCGGAAGTGTATCAAGTGAAGCATAACTCACGCGACTACTTCAACAATCATTCGGTCGACATCAATCGAATGCTGTATAAGTATTGTCCAAGCCTATCATGGGAAGGCGAGGATATTGAGTGTTCCGAACGCCTTGAAGTCCCACGTTCCGAACTTGCCGACCTCATAGGCAAGATTGCCAACAATCGGGAGGATTTTGAAAAGTGGCTCAAGATCCACATGATTGACATAACGGTCGATAAATTCATTCGATACATCGCTGAGTGGATTGCCTTCAGCGATCAGCGTAATGATTTTGTCGTTTTAACTTGGTACTGATATGGAAGCAACGGTATTCAAATTCGTACCGTGGGAGGTGCCTGCTCTCAGTAGCCTAAAAGACACTCTTGTCTATAAGATTCGAGCGTTGCTGAACAATGGCACCCCTCTTAACCGGGCACAGAAGAATTGGCTGACAGCTAAAGTCAACAGTAACTCGTATTTCAATAATGCCATACCATTAAAAGGGTGGGCTTTCAGATTCACGGATATTCTAAAGAAATATGTTGTGAAGAAAGACGGCCAATGCATCGAAATCTATGGTGTTGACAAGACCTCGGTTCGCGATTATCTTCGTGGAAACATAGAATATATCATAGAAATCAAATGATGTACAGACATGAGAAAGTAAAGATTCACCGGCAGACCGGCGAGTGCGTGGAAGCCATCGCACCCATAATTGTGTCTGCAAGCCGGAGCACTGACATTCCGGCATTTCATTCGGATTGGTTCTTCAACCGTCTTAAGAGCGGATATTGCGGTTGGCGAAACCCTTTCAATCAGAAGGAAAGTTTTGTCTCATTTGCCAAAACTAAATGTGTGGTATTTTGGAGTAAAAATCCAGCCCCTCTGCTTAACAAGCTCCATCTATTTAAAGAGAGGGATATTCATTCCTATGTACAGTTCACACTTAACCATTACAAGGCAGAAGGGTTTGAGCCGGCGGTTCCTGGACTTTCACAACGAATCGACACGTTTAAGCGACTTGTTGATGTTCTTGGAGTCGGGGCCGTAATCTGGCGATATGATCCGATAATCCTAACCGACAAGTTGCATATAGACGACCACCTCGGACGCATATTGGCAATCTCGGAAATGCTCAAAGGGTACTGCGAAAAATTGGTATTCAGTTTCGCTGACATTGCCGGGTACAGGAAGGTGCAATACAACCTTAACCAATACAATGTGGCCTATGAGGATTTTACGCCTGAGAAAATGGCGCTATTCGCCAAAGGGCTTCAGGAAATAAATTCTAAAATGGGATTGGAGTTGGCGACCTGCGGAGAGCAAATAGACCTATCGTCTTATGGCATTGAGAAGAATCGGTGCATAGACCCAAACCTAATCGCACGCCTTTTCCGTGATGATAAGGAATTGATGTACTGGCTCGGCTTCGACGACATGTTTGGAGCGCCAACTGATTTTCCAAAGGATTCCGGCCAGCGTGCTGCCTGTGGTTGTATCTTGAGCAAGGATATTGGGGCATACACAACCTGCGGCCACGGCTGTTTATACTGCTATGCCAACACTACGCCCGCGTTAGGTAAATTCGGTTGCGAACGAGCAATCTCGGAGCCATTACGTGAAAGCCTCGGTAGTTTATAGTGATAATGATAATAAAATTGCAAATAAGATTAAAATAATCGCTCGCAAACTTGCGAATGTGATTATTTTTGATTAACTTTGCATCAGCAAATAAGATAAGTTTAATCAAAAACAAACTCCACAATGTTAGAACTTGACAAAGACCAGCTTGCCTCATTGTACATGCAGGGCAATGCTGCGGTTCGTAAGAGCCTTAGAGAAATGTTGGGCGAAAGGCTCAACGAAGAAATCCCTGTCACATCCAGAGTAAGGACATTCAATGACGCCATTGAAGAACTCGGAGAAGCCCATGAAGCCGTAAAGGCATACCGCGACATCGAGTGGAAACTCGGCAAAGAGCACAAAGATCTCCTGGCTTACCTCAAACTCCGCATAATCACTGAAGCCCTCAACGAAGGGTGGAAGCCGCAGTACACAGAGGGAGAGCGCCGGTGGTATGCGTGGTATGAACTTCTTACAAAAGAAGAACTGGACGCAATGTCCGATGAGGTAAAGGAAGAACGCCGTGTTGTCGGTCGTGCGGGCGGCAACGCGGTTGCGGGTGGCGGTCTCGTTTTTGCGGGCGCGGGCTTCGTTTCTTCGAGCTCGGTCGCGTACGGCGGCTCTCGGCTCGCCTTCAAATCTGAGGAACTGGCCGAATATGCCGGCAAGCAGTTCGCAGAAATTTACGCAGACTACTGTTTCATTCCTGAAACGCCGGCAGAAGCATAATCCAACCTATATGTGGGAGTGAACATTTTTCAGTTCGCTCCCACATTAAACCCCAAGAATGGAATGAGCACAAATTCAAGACTGAACCGGCTGAAACAGCAGCGCGACGAGTTGAAGAAAAGCATACAGTCGCTCCTTCAACGCGGTAAATTCATGCAGGCAAACAAAGTTATAGCAAAAGTCCAAAAACTAGAAGAAGCCATCGAAGAAGCCGAAGCCGCCATTCCGAGAGCGTTGGCAGAATTATTTGACAAAAAGACTCTCAACGAAACTGGAATAAATGTGGCGATGGTGAAAACATATCTCGCCGCCGACTTTTTAGCCGACTGCGCCTACGACCTCAAGGATAAATTCAATAAGCTCGGAGTTGAGGAGCAAAACTTGATTCCGATCCTCGACGATATTAAAGAGAAAGCCCAGGCCTATGCCAGCCTTGTGTGCCATCCCCAGTTCGCTGGGCTATCTGATTTTATTGTCAAGAACGAAAAGTTCCTTGACTCCATGCATAAAATTACCGAAAAGTATATCGACGACCATCTTACAATAACCGACGATGAAGACTGATATATCCGGACTACTACAGCCATTCATCTACAATATAATCAAAGATGAACTGGCGAGAGTAGAAGAAATGCACCGTGCGCCGGTGTCAGCGTCCCACAACGTTGTCATTGGAGCGGTTCAGGCAGCAGCTCAAGAGGCTATTGAGCAGTTGAAAGCCGACGGACTAATCACGTCATATGAAAACATCAACAAGGTACCGATGTACCAAATTGTAGAACGCAAATAAGATATTTAATATGGTGACAGCAATAGAACCCCAGGTGGCGCCGACGGGCAGATATTCTGTAGGAGAAACCTGCAAGCACCTTGGAATACATAGAAACACGCTTCGTAAATATACCGATGAAGGCCATATCAAATGTGGCTTCCGGAGAGAAACGGCGCGAAAAATATATACAGGTCAGGAGATACTCAGATTCTGGAAATCCCTGATGTGATAAAGAAACTTCATATTTGCTACCCCAACCCGCGAGGGCGCAAGGAGATAGAGCCACGAGGAAACTCATGGCTCTAATTGTACCTACACATGCCCGGTCATCACATAATCAATAACCTTTCTATTAGCGACATCAACCTTTCGTCTATCCTTGTCGATGTAGATAGCAGAGGTGGCGTTGCCGTAAGAGTGTCCCAGAGCGGCTGCAATAGTTGCGTTCGGAATGTCCAGTTCAGCAGCGATTGTAGCCCATGTATGTCTGGCCCAGTAGGTAGTCAGCTCCTTAAAATGTATGCCGTCATCGATTGCATTGAGCGCGTCTTTGACACCTTTCAGGCCACGGACGACACAATTATAGAATGTGCGGTAAGACTTATGATTGTCGAGATAATTAAGAAGTTGCTTCTCCCCGGCATATTTTTCAATCAAGGCGGCCGCCTCAGGCTCCACCTTTATAGTATAGAGTTTATGGGTCTTGGCACGACGATATATGAGATACCCGTCTTGCACCTCCTCTGCATTGCAGATGTCGATGACATTCGCTCCGATGAGGTAGAACGAAAGCAGGAAGAAATCACGGTACTTCTCAAGATGTTCTTCCAATGGTGTGAATATGATTTTGCGCAGGGCCTCCACCGACATAGACCTTTTCCGTGTTTCTTCATATCTCATCTTGAACTTACGGAAAGGGTAGGCAGAAGTGATGTCGTTATCGATTGCGTAATTGAACACAGCGCGAATATTCCGGAAATGGATATTTCGTGCGTTACGTGCCGGCGATGTTTTGGCGAGGAATACATCGAACTCCGTCAGCCATTCGAGATTCATCTGCTCAAACGTAAGCTGATCATATCCTTTTGGGGCAAACGCCTTGATTCGCTCGAAAGTCGCGAGATAAATTTCTCGAGTGCGGCCACTCTTATTGCCGGCGAATTTTTGAAGCCAATCGCAGAAGAGGTTGTTCGGCCGTTCCTCGGTTGGATTCAGCAACGCGAGGATTTTATTCTTTATTTCGGTCACACTACCCGAAAGTTCCTTTTTGGCATCCATGGAAAGAACGAGTTCATCAATTTCCAGCTTACGCTTGCCAACGTATGTGTTGAAGAATTGTCGCTTTGGATGATTGACGATACATCGTTTAATGGGGTCCCATTCACGTTCAGTGAGCGCAATGTTCAGAGAAATGTAGGCTGTAGAACCATTCTTGGTTATCGCCACTTTCAGCGGGGCTGTTCCATCTTTCTTTATTGCCCGCTTGTCGTAGTAAATCTTGGTTGTCACCAT